TTGTAGAACTACCGAGCGTTTTTCCAACCAATGAAGCCGCTGTCTTTAAATCTAACCCAAGGGAAGAAGCAAAATCCTGAACAAGTGGAGTAAGTTTCTTTAAGCCATCTTCTCCAAGGTCTGCGAATTGCTGCAGCATCCCCATTGCCGCGAGTGTCGCTTCATCACCGTATTTCGTTACACCCTGCAATTCGGTTGCATAAGCCTGTAATTCTGCGGCCACAGTTGGAGTATAATCGCCGGTTATTTTTAACGCCGCATTTAATGCTGTCTCTGCCTGTTCCTGTACTTCATAAACGCCGATCAGTTTTTTAGCAATAACAACCAAGGCACCTATAGCAGCCGCAGCTTTCACGGGCCCCGGTATCATCGCGAGAAAACCTTTCTTTGTTTTTACTGTTTGAGTCGTTACACCGTCAAGGCTTTTTTTCGTAGCGTCAACAGATTTGTTAATCCCTGAGGTGTCGCCTTTTATCGCTACAAATAATTCTCCAATACTACCGGCCATCTTCCATCCCCGTTCCGTAAGTATTTCGCAATCTTAACTTTTCCCTCAACAACTCTTCTTCTGACAGTTCACTTGTTGCCTTGTCCTCTGTCTTTTTCGGCTTACCCCACATCAATTCTATTCCGTGATTGTAATACGTTATGAGCTGTCCGAGAGTAAGTTTCCAAAGAATATATTCCGGAGTCCATTTGTAAACGAACCCCAGAATTGAAATAATGCGACCGAGTTTTATTTCCCGGTCGCCTTCGTAGGGTTTTCATCCTCACCGCCTTTATCTTTATAAGCGGATATCATTGACCTTCTGACTGCCATGTCTGCAATCGCTATTAAAGTAATCGCCTGAATCGTTGACATCTTATTAATCAGATATTCAGGTGTAAACTTCTTGTCATGCAGTACCATTATTGCACTGAGTATTTTGATCGACAGATTTACTATCTCTGTATTTACAGGATCGCCTTTCTCAGGATGTGGATGCGCCTGTCTCAATGTATCGAGTTCAAGCCTATCTTTTTCCGTACTCAGTGCAACGGCTACCGGAATAAATCCGATATCGTATTCTTCACCTTCAAACTTGATTATTACTTTCTCAGGTGCAAGAATGTCAAGGTCAATGATTTTGTCCATTTTTACGCTATCCCCATTTCGGTTTCGATTATCATAAGCTGATCGCCCTTCGTTCTGCTCGCGTCAAGTTTACCCATAATGGTGAATGGAAGCGGCATAACAGGATCTGTAGCTCTGTCAGCTGCAAACGCTAATGCAAGCCCGGAAGCTATGGTCGTGGAATATACAACTATCACGGTTTCGGAAGTTGCCGAAGATACCATTTTGTAATTCGTAAACTTGAAAGCCTTTGCTGTGATTTCCTGCTTCCCGCCGACTTTCAACTGCTGAATAGTTGACCCGCCGGTAATATAAGTACCGGAAGAAGTCTCTGTCTGGGTATCGATTCCGCCCCGGATACCGTCAATACTCGGGAGGTAAAACTCAAGCAAATCAAACTTCAATTCGACGCTCTGATCTGCGACACCTTCAACAGGAGCCGGCCCATTGTCCGCCTGTGTTTCATATTTCGTCAATGCCTCTGTTATGGATACGCCCCTTGCAAGCCCGAGGTTTGTATAACTCCCCGCAGCACTCGCGGCATATTCTATTTTCGCACTGCCGAGAAGCAGAGTCCCCGACTGCGTTAATCCCGTATTCTGAAAACTTGGCATTTGTTTGCCTCCGCTTTATACATTCTCAGCAGCTACGACTGTAAATCGTATGTCCACCGGCGCATGATAACATCCGCTTTCCGGTTCTGCCATTAATAGTGTATTCGTAATTACTCCGCCCTGCAAGATGCCGGACCGGATGCTTTGGAATACTTCTTCAACTCTCATTGATAATTCCATCGTCTGTTCAATATTTTTTCCCCAGCATGATATTTGATACAATGGGGTTTCAACAACCCGCCTTTCCGATGCTATGGGATTTGATACAAGATGGAAATTGATACACGGTATATTTGTTGTTGACCGCGGCCTTTTACCATGATAGATGCGATTACCTACGATGTTTGTTACACCGGATGAGGCTTTCAACTCAATTTCAATCGCTTCATAGACTGTCATGATAATTCCCTTAATGCTGCCCGGCCGTGCCGTTCAAATACTTCATAAGCCCTGCCCTGGACAAGCCCAAGAGCTGATCGCAAACTTGATTGAGCGTCCTGTGTTGCTGTCCCGTATTCATGGCCTGGATAATAAGGAACTGCTGAGCCAACCCGCGCTTCTTGCTTATCACCCGGCCTACCGATCTTATCAGTTGCCGCCGCAAACCCGCCGCCTTCATTAAATCCGCTTTCTCGGTCGTACATCTGAAGGCTTACACTTGCCCGAGACCGTCCCGATTTCACCGGACATAATTGCTTGGCATACGTCTTAACCGCTACACCTAATTCAAAGGTTGACAGATTCGATGCCTTAAAGAAGTCGGTTTTCACCTTCTGCCCTATCCATCCCTTTAATTCTGTCTGTACGTCAACGGTCATCTAAACAATGGCCTCCGCCACATATCAAGCATCCTCAGCACGTCTTTCGGATATCCATACTCTCCGATGTCCTCATTCACAACCCCACGGTTCATATTAAGATGTTGAATCATATAAGCCGCCGGAGTCTTTATTCCTTTCGGCCAGGTTATCAAACTGACTATAACGGATGCCCCGGAAAGCTCTTCTGTCACTGTCTCGGTTGTTGCTGTGTTCCGGTTTACTTCAAGGATCTTAGTCGCTACTGATACAACATCATAGACGCCATCGTTCCGATAACTGCCTGTAATATACGCCTGGTCTTCTGCTACAAAATTGTCAGCGGCCCATGAATTGGAGGACACTATTGTCCCATTGCTCGCATAGAAATCAAAACTGCCTTGCTGATAAATACCACCGTCAAAAAACCTGTTATTACACAAATGTAAAAGATGATCTTCGACGATAGGTATATTAGTTGTGATTATTGAGTTTTGTGCTGATCCGGTAATTCCGAGAATCACCGTACATTCTGTTAAGGTTATAACGGCCATAATTGACCTACTTTAAGTCAACTGTTTCGATACTAAAACAACGGCCCATCCACATTCGCCATACAGTAAAGACCTTATTATCGTTAAGTTTATAATGACTTCTGTATGTTAGCGGAAGAAGCTGTTTCAAATACCATTTCAAGTTAGTCATTGATATTTCCTTTTAAGGAAGCCCCCGGAATACTCCAGGGGCGTATATTTTAAAAACCGTTATTTATCGTCAGTCTGGAAAAGACCCATATACACCGTCGCACCTGAACAATAAACCGATACTGTCCCAGATGTGCCCACTGTTACCGATCCCGAAGATGCTTTGCACCTCGTCGAATCCAGCCCGGATACAATGTATGTACTATCCGACGCAAGAGTAATATCGCCATAAGCGACCCCCGCCCCGGAATAATTCACACCGCTTCCTATTGTCACGATACTGGTTGCAGTTGAGCTTGTATTCTGAAGAAACAGTATACACCGTTCCAATTCTGCCACTGCAAAGGACACATAACCACCTGTCGAACAAGTTTTGATACTTGAGACATAAGTGGTTCCGCCGCTTGCTACCAATACGCCAGCCTCGACCGCTACTAAAATGGCTCCTGTCTGTGTTGCCATAACTACACCCCCCTTACTCGTGCTCTGACGCGGACAAACAAGCCAATGTGTCCGGTCGTACGACTTTCCCGCCGTATACGAATAACCCATCTACATTTACGCCACGCCGTTTCTCAGGTTCTTTTATTCTGATATCCCCGTTAATCGCCACAGCTAATGCCAGGCTCGAAGGAATACCAGCCATGATCTTATCACTCGTTCCCTTTGTCCCACCGTAGTTGGCTACATTCTGGGATTCATACAGGGTAAAGTTCCTCACCGGCCCAATCATTCCATTTTTCAGGGTTGCATTGTTATCGGTAAGTTTCGATATCGATGAATTCCAGAGGTCTTCTTTCATCCAGGGCGGTATTACCATCCAACGATTTTCTACCGGAACGCCAGCGTCTGTCATATACCGCCCTACTTTGCCAATATACTCAACGACATTTCCAGCCGATACTTCTATTGGTGTCTCTGAGGTTCCAATGCCGGTTGTAATTCCCGCCTGTGTCCAGAGTCCTGCAAGGAAATTATCAATAGTATTCGCGGCCTTATAAGCACCACGGCCCATGTATTTGTCCTGCAATTCCGGCTTTACAAACATCGAATCGATCTGGTCGATGGTGAACGCAAAATACTTCTGCTGATCGATTTTCAATGTCAGGGCAGCCCCATCAAGGGTCTGAAATGTCATGTCAGTATATTTTGTGTAATCCCCTACAGTGATATCACCGATTTCATTAATCTGTACTGTTCCGCCGATCTTGGCTTCCCCTTCAAAGTCCCTGTTGGCTACAAAGCCATAAACAAGAGCTTTCCGGAGTGCCTCAATAACGAAGGCAGACAATACTTTTGGTATAAAATTTTCTAAGCCCATGTCTCCTCACTTCCAAGCGTTAAACCTGAGTCCACTCCTGCCCATTTATAGCAGTCATGGATTCCATGATTTTTTGCTTGTTCTTAATAATATCTTCTTGTGACATGGCTTCAATTTCAGCTTTAGTAAAAAGACCTTCAGGCGGGTTCCCATTCGGCGGTGTTCGGGTAGTAACTTTATCAGCTACCGCCTTCTGTGTAACCGCTTCAATTTCCGTCTTCATTTCGTCAAGGTTGGCTTTACTTATTTCAAGAGTTTCACCCATTGCACGGGGAACAAACGTTTCCGACATCCCAATTGTTTTGGCATAAGTTGTTAAATCGCCTTTCAGTTGTAATCGGGTTCTTTCTTCTTTTCCAGTTGCATTTTCCTGTTCTAATGCTCGAAGTCGTTTGTCCTTTTCATCCTCGGGTGGATGCTCTTTGTTATACCGTTCCGTGTATGTTTTATCGAGGTTATTTTCCTTCCATGTCTCAAGAGCTTTCTCAAAATGTTTGTCATTTTCAGCCTGTAGGAATTTCTTCCCTTTGTCGCTCCCGAGATACGCAAGAAACTCAGCCTCGACATCTACGTGCGGTTTTGCCGCCTCAACGATTGTCTTTATAATAGCTTCGTCTTTGCCATGATCCTTTAAAATCTCTTCTAACTGTTTCTTCGCTTCTAACGGTTCCATATTTCTAATTACTCCTTGTTCCCTGGATTACTTGTACCCTGGAAACTTCATGAGGTAAGTTTATCATATATTGACGTAATGTCAATAGCATTGTTTTTTTATGGAAGTACTATCTTTTTGATACCGGCTTTTTTCAATACTTTATTTAATCCCTTTACCCTGCGCGTGTATTCAGGAGTTGAAACAAGAATGTCAGTATTCCAATCCCCGCCTTCATCTATCTCAGGTCTACCACAACCGCACATCCAGAAAAAGATAAAAGCACAATTATTATCATAGTAGGATACTGATACCATTTCTTCACCACAATACGGACAGACCGGCCTTTCTTCTTCTCTTTCATCTTCCT